CCCTAACATCTTTGGTGGTGGCATAAACCCAAATGCCAATCAACAGTCGCAGACACAATATCAGGGCGGCCCAGGTCCTCAGCAAGGTGACGGTACACCAGGGAATCCTTTCGCTTGGTAAATGGTTCAGGTATAAGACGGGAGCTTCCATAGCTCCCGCTACCGCTTAATTTTAGGAGACTTCGGTGGCAGTAGTTCCAACATATTGGCAACCAGATCTAGCCGAAGTAATCGAGGAGGCGTTCGAGCGTGCCGGCATCGAAGTCAGGACTGGCTATCAGTTCAGGACGGCTCGACGTAGCATCAACATTCTTCTCACTGAGTGGGCGAACCAAGGCTACAATATGTGGGAAGTCCGTGAGGACACCATCCCTCTCATCGTTGGTCAGGTGGAATACGATCTTCCAACAGATACCATTGATGTCATTGAGCAGGTCATTAGGCAATATCCAGACCAGCCGTCATTGCAAGTTGATCTTCAGATCTCTCGTATCTCATTGCCAACTTACGCCACAATTCCTAACAAGCTTAACACGGGCCGTCCCATTCAAATCTATTTTGATAGGTTGACGCCAATTCCAAAATTCAAAATTTGGCCAGCGGCTAACCAAACTGGTTATTTTTTGACGTATTGGCGGCTTGCTAGAGTGGCTCAGATGGAAAAGTCAGGGCTAAACACCTTTGAAGAACTTGTTCCTTATCGGTTTTATCCAGCCCTCATCGCAGGTTTGTCTTATTACGTTGCCCTGAAATCACCGGAGGCTATGGACAGAATTCAAATGCTCAAAGCCATGTACGATGAGGCATGGGCGCAAGCGACCAAGGAAGATAGAGACCGTTCACCGTGGAGGCTTATCCCAGCGATAGGGCCAGCTGCGGGTAACGGGGGCTGGTACTGATGTCTGAATTTTTTGCATATGTTCACTGCGATAAAAACCTTGTTCCATTTTATGTGGGTAGGGGCACCTATCATCGAGCCACAACAAAATCAAAACGTAGCGAAAGTTACAATGCCAAAAAATCTGAGATAGGGGCCAAAAATATTCAAATTGGATATATGGAATGCTCTACCTTAGAAGCTTCTTGTGAGCTTGAAGCTGGTTTGATTAAGTGCCTTACTCGTATGGGTGTAGAACTTACAAATCGTGCCAAGGGAGGTCTTGGAGGTGGCTCTTTTGAAAGGACTGCAGAACAAAACATAGCGATGTCTGAAGCTACAAAAGGTAAAGTAAATTCAGAAGAAACAAAAAGAAAAATGGCCCTTGGGAAAATGGGCAACCAATGGAATGTTGGTAAAAAATATGATGATGAACGCCGAATTGTTATGTCTAGGGCCCGTGGAGGACAACCTGTTCGATGCGAAAAGGATGGTGAAGTTCGGATTTATCCCACCATCAATGATGCTGCAAAAGGTATTGGATATGATTCTGGGAATCTAAGTAGGGCGCTTAGAGGGATGGCAGCCAAGAGAGGGAAAGGCTGCAATGGATGGCAAGTTTCTTTCGTAGACATAACAGATGCCTAAAACATTTGCAAGTAATAAAAATGCCCTGGGCTTCTGTGCGTATTGCCAATTTAGATGGCCGCTTAAACAGCTTAAAACGTATGTGGTTAAGGGTCGTACTATTAGACAATTAGTATGTCCGGATTGCTGGGACCCCGACCACCCGCAGCTCTGGATTGGAACGTTTCCGGTCGATGACCCTCAGGCCCTTAGGTTTCCCGCCCCTATGATTGATACTCCACAATCTAGAGGCCTATTTGCTTGGAACCCGGTTGCATCACAGACCGTTCAGTGTTTTTCACTACCAGTCTCCATTCATTACGAAGAGGTTATATAAAATGGCTAAAGATACTTGGGAAGGTTCTGCAAAGGACGTAAAGCAAGACAAGAAGCTTGCTAAGAAAAAAGGCATGAGCATGAAAGCATGGGAAGCCAGCGCAGCTGACAAGAAGCACGACAAGCAGAAGTCTATGGCTGGCCTCAAGAAAGGCGGACCAACATCAGCAATGATGAAATCCATGGGGAGAAATCTTGCCCGTGCTGCCAATCAGCGTGGTTCATCTAGGAGCAAATGATGAAAGAGCCTAAAATGCAGAACATCACCAAGGTAAAGTCCTATACGGTCTCTGACCTTGGTAACGGTTACCCTGTAAAAGATACCAAGCTCAATAAGCCTACCAAGCAACGTGGCTCTGGAGCGGCGGTGAAGGGCTACACGAGCAATGGTCCAATGGGCGGTAGGCTTGCTTAATGAGCGCTTTTACGCCCACTACAAATGTAGGCGTTGGGTATGCGGTGACGTATGCCCAATTAGCTACGCTTATCCAACAGTACACGGAAGTTGATGAGAGCAGCTTTGTAGCCAACATTCCTAACTTCGTAACAAATGCTGAAATCACCATTTACAACGAAGTCGAATTGCCTGCTGAGCGCCAGCAGTCCATTATTGATCCGGTACTAATAGCGGGTATTGCGGCGTATCCCATCTCTAACAAGTCTATCTCTGGCATCGGTGCCAATCCTCAGAGCTACAAGAAAGGCTTTTCCTATGTTGATCTCCCAGCGCATCTCTTGTCCATCTTGTCTTTGGGCGTAGACGTTGGTGACGGTTCATTGGAGTTTTTGCTACAGAAAGAGCCTGAGTACATTAAGGAAGCATTTCCTTTCCAGCAAAAGACAGGCGTCCCGACACACTACGCCATAGTGTCTCCGACTCAGATCGTTGTCGGTCCTGTCGCCAATGTGATTTACCCCTTGGTACTTGATTATGAGGGCTATCCTCAATCCGTAACGACGGCTGGGACTAGCTGGCTGGCGCAGAATTTCTCAAACGTTCTGCTATACGGATCTTTGTATTTTGCATATATCTATCTCAAAGGAGAGCTTGATATCCTTGGCGTATACGAGAAAGCCTTTAAGGAAAGTCTACAGCAGTTGGTCAATATGGGTTATGGCAAAGAACGCAGAGACGAGTTCCGTGTTAATTTGCCACGCATTCCTGTTCATCCGATTCTTGGGGCTAGCTAATGGCAATTATTGTTCAATCGCTAACCACCTCGTTTAAGGCCGAGCTACTCCAAGGCATTCACGACTTTACGACAGATCAGTTTTATCTGGCGCTGTATAACAACACAGCCAACTTGGCCTCCGACACCTTGCTCTATACCACGGTAGGTGAAGTGGTAGGCACGGGCTATACCGCCGGCGGCCTGCTCTTAACAAACCTTGGGATAGGGGCAGGTAATGGAAATGCTTATACTAGTTTCGCTGATGCTGTATGGGCTGGCCCTGTCAAGTTCCAAGTGGCCGGAGGCTTAATCTACAATGCAAGCAAAGGCAATAGAAGCGTTGATGTTCTTTATTTTGGAATGCAATACGATGTCAACATCCTTACACCCTTCACGGTCAAGTTCCCCCCGAACACCTCAACAACGGCCCCAATCATTCTTGGCGGGGGGATTTATGGCACTGGCGTCAATTAGTATGGACAAATATTTACACATTGTTATTACGCTTGTCGGCGCTGCGCTCATCGCTTGGGCTCTGATTCAGACTCATGAGGTTCGCCTCGACAAGCTAGAGACGAGTTTTGATAAACATCTTCAGCTTCACGATAACTTGAACAATCAATTTCAAGCGACTCTGACCAAGATCCAGCTGGATGTTCAGGAAATAAAAACTAAACTGGAACTTCAGAGGAAGCCCTAATGGCCTCAACGTATTCAACAGACTTACGCCTTGAACTTATTGGTCAGGGCGAACAGCCTAACCTTTGGGGTCTGACGACCAACAATAATCTAGGCGGCCTTCTTGAGCAGGCCATTGCAGGCACGGCTTTTGTCGTTATGCCTCTGGACGCTGATTACACGTTGGTTGCAGCAGACGGTGTGGTGGATCAGGCTCGTGCGGCTATTTTGAATATCACCAGCGCTACAGCATTGACTGTTCCGAGAACCATTGTTGCTCCTGCTGTACAGAAGCTCTATGTCGTTTATAACGGCACAACGGGCGGTCAGTCTATTCTTGTTCAGACAAGCACAGCGGGTCTTGCGGTCAGCATCCCGAACGGATACTCAAAGATCATTGGTTGTGATGGTAACAACTTCTATGAAAGCCTGAGTGCTGCTAGTCAGATTCTGTTGGGCGGTAATCCTGTGCTTCCTTTACAAGCTGCGACCAAGCAGTATGTAGACACTGCAGCGGGTGCTGGACCTACGTATTACGCTGGTCTGCCATTGATGAACGGCATTGCTGACCCAGGTCTTTCTGGCCAATATGCAGGTGGTACACACGTTCATCCTACCGATACGACTAGGGCACCTCTCTTTAACCCAGCGTTTACTGGATCAGCAGCATCATTCCCTGGGACATTGACCATTGGCGGTCTTGTTGCTGCACCTCAGCTCTTGGTGGCGAATGTTCCATCACTTGCTAATGAAGTCGTTTCTCTAGGGTTTGCTGACGGTCGTTACGCTATTCTGAATGGCACACCTCCTTTTGCTCAGGTTGCTCTGACCAATCCGGCGACGGCACCTAATAATGCGGTCAGACTTCAAGAGTTTACTGCAACGCTTGGTAACTATGCGGTTCTGACGCCTGCTGGTTCGACGAACACCTTCACGAATACCAATGTGTTCCAAGGCGTGACGCAGGTTCCAACACCCACAGATGCTCAAGTTTCCTCATCAACCAACGTTCAGTACGTTCTGAATAAGATTGCTGCTGCGACTGCCGGCGTATCTTCTGTCAACGTTTCTGCGGGCACGCCTCTTTCGGCTGTTCCCACAACGGGTAACGTTATTTTGAACATCACCAAAGCCAATGCCACTACAAATGGTTATTT